CAATCAGGTGCGTATCGTCCACCCTAGATCTGTTGTGACGAGGAGAGGTCTGCTTTCAGACCAACCAGTCACCAGATGTAGAAATAGGATAGATGTCGGTTGTTAATACTAATTGACGGCTGACTATTCTTGATTTGGAAGAACTGTCGTGTAAATCTCTCACGAAAGAGTAGCAGAAAACTCACGGGTCCAGACCTTATCATTAAGGCTCATGGCGTGTTCCATTGTCATCATGTGGAGGCCAGGTGCTAGATGCTCGGTGGATTTTGTCCACTTGACATTGTGTACGCGCTTCATCCATGATTGATATAGACGTTTCCACTTGGTAAGAGTTTGTTGAGGGTCAATTACTGACGTATCAACACCATAACCAAGATTTGAACGTATCAATGGAGAATACAAAGAATCTGCACACTTCGATGTCGATAGAACCGTACGTATTTGAAGTTCATCATAAATCTCATTAAGTTGAGAATTGGTTTCTTCACAAAATACGTTTCCCGGTTCACGCATCCATTGGAGATTGATTACATCACGACGTGTTTCAGAATCGAGACAAACTATCATTGCGGCGAGCTTAAGATGATGCTCAGCGACAACATGATCAGAGGTTGCTGGGAGACCAAGACCACCAAGACACTTAGGTAAAACCCAAGATACTGGAGGCAAGGTGAGAAGATGTGGTTTTGCGTAGTGATATGCTCTTTTGAGCAACACATCGCGGAACTCAACATCCCAGCCCTTGATAAGTTCGTTCATTCGACCCTCTAATGTTTTGCCATGACGTAAAGCCTCTCCAATGAAAAGTGAGGCATTCTTCCGGCGCTCTGTACTAGTATGTTGAGTACAGTATACAAGATTCATCTTGAGAATCGGCACCTGTTTCACAGTTACAGCACTACAGCTATAGTCCCAGGTCTCACCACAGTCGAATAATTGTGAGTTAATAACTCCATAACGACGTGAGACATAGTTCTTTCCAGGACTTGGCGACAGGCCCGCGAGTGTGACATTATGAACCCAGTTCTGATACTGACCCGATGGTATGGTGAAAATAACATCATCACCATTGATGAGAAATGCGCCATCCTTGAGTGTTATTGTTCGTCCGAAAGAACGTTCAAGAGCATCTCTAGTGACAGCTGCGTTGATAATACAGAGAATAGGAAAACTAATAGGTGAACCCATTAGTTGACCCCAAATCTGTTTCTCATCCACATGTCGGTCAGAAGGAAGAGTTAAATCATCATCGTAAACCTTTCCCGTCCGGCCCAGCTTTCCTTTGTTACGCCGATACTCGTCAGCTGTTCGATCATCTATAAGATGACCCGTCAGACAAG